TTGCTCGTCGTTCACAGGGGTCACGTCGCGCTCTTTCAAGTCCTTCATTAGGTCGCGGTGGTTTACAGAGGCTGTCATAGCTAGATGTATGCTGGTAGGCTGGCCTTTGATAGTGGCCAGCTTGTCTGTTAGCACAGCGACCGCTACGGGTAAACTCCTATCATCTATAAATGACATAGAGTCTTCTGCTAAACGCTTAGTGCCTTTCCATATAGCTACCTCCATGAACCCGGTAACATCCTTGCGCCAGTCTTCTTCATTTTCAGGGTAATCTGACGGCACTTTGACGCCGCGTATGTACTTGAATGCCGTAGTAGGACTGAGTCCTGTAGTAGCAGATATGTCTGCAAGAGACTTGTTCTGTAATATGCCTTCCACTATCTGATCTGCCTTCTCTTGATCTAGCTTAGAGTTTGGGTGCTGGTTCTCTGGTGGCTTAATGTAGCCAACATCTTCTGCAGCTTTCCTGACCTTATCTTTGAACTCTTGAGACAGCTTTGGGTCATCACGCAATGCCCACGTCACGCGGTTACGGTCTGTACCCGCTTTAGCAGCAACATCATTCAGTGATACCCTTGTCTTCTTACCCGGCATAAGGCGCAAAGCTGTAGGGGAACTCTCCCCAATGGTTGAGTTGCTTCTTCGGCATCATGGAGTAGTGCGGCACTTCGCACAGGCTCATGCGGAAGGCTGCAGCGAAGTCTTCCGACAGGTACTCCAGTTGTCCCGGCATGGTGTCTACGGCGAACGGCATCCACAGCGTGGGGAACTCCTCGACGCGCACGTCCTTGCACCAGTCGATTCTGTAGGGGGGTGCTATGTCCACCCTCCCGAGCTTTTCTAACGTCTCTACGAGGCGTTTACGGGGGATTGCGAGGCATCCGCTGGCGAACATCTGAATCGGCACCAGCTCACTAGCCGACTCTGCGTTGGCAGTTTGGAACTTCAGGGCCTGCAGGTGCTCTACTTTGGGGCGTAGGGCTGGCCTCGGCGGAAGTGTGCGGCAGGGGTAGGGGATGCACACGGTTGCCTGGTGCTGGTGGGCCAGCTCTGCCATACGCACGATGTCGGCCGCGGCAAACTCCACGTCATGGTCGATCTGCACCCAGACGTCCTTGCCGGAGTCGAGGAACCACTTGGTAGCGCGGCAACGGCTTCGGCTGATGAGAGCATCCTCGCGGATGGTGCGGAGATCTGTCTGGCGATCTGATCGTGCGAAGGTGGCTGTCAGGTCTACCCAGGACATCAGACAGGCCGCTGAGATGCCGCCGTAGGCATACAGGCTGACGTGGATGGAAGGCCTGGTGCCATCCTTGGTCTCGGGCTGGACCGTTGATTTCGGTCGTGGTGCGTAGAGGAACGGGTCGTCCACTGTTGGATTGGTTGGGGTGCTCATTGGGATTGTTTAGGTTGGCCTGCTGCCTCGCGTTCTCTTGCGAGTGTCAGTTCGTGGCCTTTGGAGATCATGTAGACGATGGAGCCGCGGGGCACATTGCAGGCCTTGGCGGTGCCATCGAGGCTCAGGCCCATGTTGCGGAGCTGATAGGCACGAATCATGGATTCGGGGTGATGCCTGACGGCCTGCTGGGCGTAGTCCTCGATCAGCATTGGGTCCGGCGAACCGTCTTCGAGGAACTTCTGGTTTGCCGGGTAGGATATCCAACCGGCTTTGACGGCCCGGGCGATTATCTGCGGAGCTTCAGACAATAGCCGGAGGTTGTCGTTGTGTGTTCTGCTCATATCAATAGATAGGAGATGGGTCTGTGAAACGGCAGTATTGGCCTTCGTACCACAGGTTGATGAGACCGCACTCACCGTCACGTTGTTTGGCTATGGCTATCACGGCTTCTCCCTGTGGCTCGTTGCGATCCCTGTTGAGCAGTAGGACCAAGTCTGCGTCTCGTTCGATCTGGCCGGAGTCGGCCAAGTCGGTGAGTCTGGGTATGCGTCCCTTGTCCTTTTCGTTCTCACGATTCAACTGGGCGAGGGCCACGATAGCGGTTTTCGTGTCGGTGGCGATAGATTTCAGCTTACCGGACACTTCGGCAATCTCGTATGTCTTCTTCTCGGCTGCTCTTGAGCCATGGATTTTCTGCAGGTAGTCGATGATGACCAGCTTCACCTTCGACTTGCGTACAGCACGTCGAATGATTGCCGTCACCGAGGCTATGTTGGATACAGCGGAACCAGATACGAACTCAATGGGGCTGTTGGCTATCTTAAATGAAGCGGTGCTCATAGCCTTCATACCACCTTGATCAAGTTCTCCTGTCTTGATGCTCTGCATAGGAACAGAGCCGACACTGGATACCATACGGCGTACAATAGACTCATCTGACATCTCAAGTGAGATAAATAGAGTCGGAACCTTTGCTTGTATGCCTGCAGCATTGGCAATGGCTATTGCAATAGCTGTCTTACCGATGCTTGGTCTTGCCGCGATGATGGTGAGTTCTCCGAGCTGAAAACCATCGGTCTTTTGGTCGAGAGCCCAGAAGCCCGAGGTGATGCCCGAGAGCTGGCCTTTGCGTGCGAATCGTTCCTGCGTGGCGTCGATGAAGCGTCCGACTACGGACTTGGAGGATTGCACCTCGTCCTTGGAGACATCAATGGCGAGCCCTGCTTCGGCATTAGAGACGATTTGATCGACGGTTAGGGTGGAGACAGCGGACTCACGCATCAAGCGGTCCCCAGCGGCTCGTAGCTGGCGTCTGAGGTGAGCTTCTAGGACCGACTTGGTGAAGGCCGGGTAGTTGGCGGCCGATGGGCACAGCTCGTCGGCCTTGCTGAGGTCTTCGAAGGGAGCGGCAAGAGCCGGGTAGAACTTCTTCCACTCTGTGACGATTGTCCTCTGTGTTACCTTATCGCCTTTGTTGGTTATGCCTTTGGCAATCTCGTAGATGCTACGGAGGTTCTCGTTCTGTATTGCTTCACTAGGAACCTTTGCGAATACCTCGTAGCACACATCGGTGCTACCACCGATACAACAGCCTACTAGGCCGTATTCGTCTTCCTCTGCGTAGAATGGATCGTTCATAGGTAGTTGCGCAGATCTTTGGCGTCGGTGGGGTTGGCTTCAGGCTTGCCTGTCGTACTGCCGAACAAACCGGCTTCGCCTTTGGCACGGTCGATCTCGGTGTTCCAGTTGTTCAGCAGCGTCTTGATGTCACGCCGCTTGTACTTGTTGTTACCAAAATACAACTGCTCCAAGAGATCGAGTTCTTCCGCGGTAAAACCAGAGTCAAAGGCTTCCTTGAGCAGTTTGATTTCCTTGTCGCTCCATCGGGTCTCAGGCCTACGCTTGAACCAAGAGCCGATGCGCATACGGAAGATGTCCAATTCTTCGGAAAGCTCCGACGCGTGTTTCTGCGGAACTCCTTCCTTTCCTTGTTCCCTTCCCTTCCCTTCCTTATGGCACGCGTCATCATCGCGTGACTCACGCGTTAATGACGCGTCGATTTCCTCGGTAATCGCCCCATTTTCGTGGTGATCCGGCAGAATTGAGGCTCGTTCCTTGTTGTTGATCACTTGGTGCTTTGAGAAGCTCGGAATGCAGCCGAACCACTCGTCACCGACGCGATACTTGAAAACGAAACCACGCGTGGTCAACGCGTCGAGCACGCGTGAAAAGTCGACGCCGTCGTAGGGCAGCACCTGCACACCAATGCGTCTAGGTTCCCACTTGAACCGACCGGCTCTGTCAGCAATGCACCAGAGGCCGGCAAAGGCGATCCTGATAGGAAGCTCTGTCTCCACCTCTGCTTCAAACAGGCCTTCGTGGTGGAAGAACTCCGGCTTGATTGTGCGGATTCTCATTGGTTCTTCTCCTGATAAATGAGGTAATCGTTCTGCTTTTTGAGATATTGCTTCTGCTTATCCAGAGCTACTGTTTTCGCCTCTTGAAGCATTTGGCACAACATATCGATGTTGTGCGCTGCAATAAACACGCTTGAGTTTTCGTTAGTTCCAGCAATTTGCTCAATAACAACGTACCCAGCGTACATTGCGTGGATGTTGATGTGGTCCTGACTTTGGATTTCGAGTTTCATGTATCAAACAGAAATCCCCACCAGACACAGGGTAGGAGATCGCAGGAAGGGACTGCGAATGCCTGTGGTGGTGGGGATAAAAGTTGTCATGTCCTTCGTTTGGTATCGACGCTCACCTCCTACAGCTCACGTCGACGTGGCATTACCTATCGTCCTGCTTGCTCGTCGTCTAGCTCTCTGATGAGCGTGCAAAACGCTCGGTGTGCTGTTGCTGGGACAACACCGTTACCGAGCAATCGGAGTTCATCCGTTCTATTGTCACAGGTGACGCACAGCTCGGCATAGTCCAGCCCACTGGAAGGCCCATCAGGGTCTCCACCCAGCGGGGGTTGAGTTTGCCGCATCCCATCGCCTTTGCTTCCGCTTCCGGTAGCATTGACGCCAGCTTCTCCCGATTCCCAGCTCCACCCGCAAGACCCGTCGGGCCTCCTGTCACTCCCGCTGACGCTGGAGTCGGCCACGTCTCGGACTTCATCTGATTGCTCAGACCCACCTGCCTCGACTTGTCGCTCCTCCTGTCGCTCGCATCCGGTGTCGCCCACGACGCGGGGCGGCTCCCATCCGTACTGCTGCTCGCCGGGACGGCTGGGCCATGCTGCTTGACAACCACCGTCGTCAGACTCTCCTGACTCCCCTTCATGCCTCTGGAGCGATCCTGAAAACCCTGCCGCACCTCCGAGGCTACTGGCGAGGGCCAGTTTTGAGCTATCACCGCCGTCGTCA